GGTTGTGTTAAAAGGCAATACAATTTCATCCGTGTGTGCATCTCTTATTTCATAATAAGAAGATGTTGGTAGGTAATAATTTTTAGTATAGTATGATTGTGTTGTGTATGTTTTTTGTGGATATCTTGTATTCGCAACAACACGTATTTTTGCTTGTTCATCTTGTGAATAATATTTTTTTAGTTTTACATTTACAACAAGATTCTCATCACTTATTTGTGTTAAACTTCCTGTTATAAAAACAGAATCATCCCATATTGCGTGTAATCTTGGAACATATATAGTATTACTATCAGTTCCAAAAAATTTAAGCGAATGAACTGTTTCATTTGATTGTTCAGTTTCATCATCAAACTTTAAAATAAAACCATCGTTATCAAATCTACCAGAACCAGTTATCCATTTTTTAACAATTGAAGTTACGTTCATATAGATGTCGGCAGATTCAAAAGAAAAAGATTGCGTGCATTCTGAACCAGCAAACGTCCACCAAGTACCACCACCGTCAGCTGAAAGATATGATGATGTAACATCTGCGGACAAATTTACACCAAAAAGAGCATTAGCATCAACCCACAAATCAGAAACTTCGTCCCATTCAAAACTAGATGTCACTGGGGGTACATTCCATTCCGTCCCTACTGATTTTGAAGTTCTAAATTTCCATGATGCACCATCCGTCGTTATTGGATCATTGTAATATCTACCCGATCCGTTAATCCATGATGAACTTAAAGGAAACGCATACACCTCGTATTCTTGTGGTATTTCTTTTACCTCGGCGGCTCTAAGAGACAGATAATAACTTGCACTTCCTGACTTTATTTTTCCAGAATTTACTCTCGCTTCTATATCAGAAGTGTTAAACTTTATAAGTATTCTACTATTGTACTTTGATGAAGTACCAACTAGTTGATGTGAAAGTTCTAAAATTTGATCAAAACCCGTATTTAAGGATTCCGTTCTTTCATAGATCGTAGCATCTTTTTGAGCATATATAGTGTATATCATCCGAAAGCCCTCACTCTACCAATTATGTCATTGTCATAATACTTTATTTCAAAAACAGATGGGTCAAGAGATGGGAATATTATCCCATCTTTTGTTGCCTGTTGTAAATTGTATGCGTTTGAAGAATAACCAAGTGATGGGTCTGTTTGATTTGTAAACTTTACATCAACAACAGTTTGAACACCCTCCACTTTGTCAAGTTCTGTATATACATTACTAATCACAATAGGTTGATTAATCTGCCATTTTTTGATATCAAAGTATTTCTTCAATCTATCAATACAACGAAGAATGACTTGATTTCCGTTTTGATCTGGCATTGATATAATATCAAATTCAATTCCTATGTTTATAATGTAAGCATCTTTAATGTTGATTGCATCTGTAAGCATTCTATGATACCCAAGATATGTCTTTAAGTTATCTTTTGTAGCATCATTTATTCTTGTTAGCTTACCATCAGCATCGTATCCAAGAACATAAAAATTCAAGGCCAATGGATTTGAAATACGATCACTATTGTATATAGATTCTCTTGTTAATTGGTCATCTTTCGTTATATATGCTTTTGCAATAGAACCATATTTTTGCGGTAAACTGTAAGCACGGATTATATAGTCCTCTTTTGTTACAGCACGATTTTGTGAAGCAAAGTATGCAAGTGCATTCTGACGAATTTCATTTATCTCTTCACCTTCTTTACCACCCGTTGCAGGTTCTGGGTTTGTTATGGCCAAACTACCAATTGTCTGATTATATATGGTTTTATTAAGACCAGTTTCATCTAGTAAAATTGTTCTCGAAATAATTCTGTTTATAGTGTCACTTGGAACGTTATCTTTTATACCACCACCAACAGTGTAATAAACATTTAATGTTGTGTTGTTCGGTGCAAGTCCATATGTTTTTGTATATAAGAAGTTTGAAGGATCTATGTCCAAAGATGCAGCTGATTCTATTCCTGTCAATGATGATCCTACCAAATCTGGATTAGGGATTAGTAATTCATCATCTAAGTTTGATACACCTGCACCAAATTGTATTTCCATTACACCGTTTGCAGTTTGTCTTGTTATAAATCGTCTTGATATTTTTCTCAACTTTAACAAGTAAGGTGTTTCATTCCTATGAGTTGAAAGTTCTCTATCATTTCTAGCAATATTTGCAGTTGGTTCAAAAATTGTATCCTGTGCAAGGTATGGAACATGATACCATTTATTAGCATCAGAATCAATTGCATAAAGCACATCAATTATATTGTTATCTTCTAAATTGACCTTATCATAAGGTTTTGGATCGGCAAAATCATATTCGATCTTTTTAACTACACCCGAAACTGCATTTACAGATTTCTTCAAAAGATAATATGTTGGTTCTTTTGTTGAAGTATTATATTCAAAAACAGAAACTTCTGTTGGATCAATACTACTACTATGTTTGAAATCTAAATAATCAATGGTTCTGAATTGAGACGTAACATTGTTGTTATCAGAAGCAACGACCATCCCTGTTTCTATTGCAAATGAATAAGAATAATCTGGTACATTATTTGTACCACTACCGATGGCAGGTACTAATTGAAATACATCGAGCTTAACATTTGAAGCTATTTTTGTTTTTGGTTTATAACCAAGTGACTGGGCTATATTTAAAATATTTTGGCGCTCAGTTGATTGTAGTATCAAAGATTCTTGAAGAGTAACATCAGTGTAGTAAGATAATACATCTCCAACATATGCGGCCATTTCCAAAAACATCATACCAGGAGATGATTCGTTAAAATCTTGATATGTGTCTGGAAAGTAGTTCTTGGCAAAGTCTATGAGATTTTGCTTTAATGATGGAAAGTCCCTTGAAAGGTAACGTATATCTTTTTTAACTAAATCAGCCATTATAAACTGCCTCGTCAATGGTCAAATTGCCTGTATCTGATATAAATATCTGAATTGGTAAATATATGTTAGTTCCAACTATCTGTAATTCTAATTTAACTCCTACCGCATGATTTGGATTATCAACTCGACCGTCGGATGTCATATTCAAATTTACTTCTAAATTTTTGACACTAAGATACGGCAACCAAGTATTTATGGCGGAAATAATCTCACCACGAATACGCTCCGCAAAAGCATCTTCACTAGATATATTTTCAAACAATATAAACCGTAATTCTGTTCCAAAATCCGGTTGCATATATCGTTCACCCTTGGCAGTAAGTAATAAATTTTTTACATTTGAAAAAACCTGAACTCTATTTGTGTAACTTTGAAAGAATACACCATTTGGGTTATTAAATGGTATAGTTACACCTATTGGTTTTGTATACGGGTTTATTGATGAACTAGGTTCATTTATAACGATTGTTTTTCTTCTGTAAATAGCCAATTATTAACTCCCTGTTTTCTCATTAATTTTCGCCATTAGGGCGGAGTAATCTCTTGTCAAAGCTTTAACAACTTCGGGTGCGACATCAGAAGAGTTTATTCCAGATGGAATTGCACTATGTGGTTGAGCGAATGCATTCACATCATTGGATGTAAATTTAAATTCGTTTTCCGTGTACGAACTTTCTTCCAAAGTTCTTCTCGTTTCATTTAATATATCTTGAACGCTTGAAAAGTTTCCACTTGGTTGTGATTTCTTTTTTGAAATTGGTTTTTGTACCTCCTCATACATTTTCATACCATGTTGTATAGTTTCATTTGTTGATTTTTTTGTTGATTCATTCTGTTGTCTTTTTAAAGCGTACTCTATTTCTTCTCTAATAATAGAACGAATTTCTTTAAGAAAGTTTTTTGTATCCATTGTCTAAATCCTTACTGTTTCAATATGTTATAAAAATAATTTGCCCATTTATGTCTAAGTTGGTATCCACCAGATATTCCACGAACAATTTCTGTTAATCGTTTTGAAGTTGTTGGGCTAACATTATTAACCAAAAGTTTTTTATTTTTTCTAAAATATTCCAATGAAGTAATCACTGCCCATATTGGATCTTTTGGATTTGAAGTTATATCTGGAAATATTGTAAAGTGTCCTTCCTCTACCATTCTTGGTTTTGAACCAGGTGGATCATTTGATGGATCAGAACCTTTAACTATTGGTCTAAAGTCATCATATCCTGTTAATGATTTTATCTTTGGAACATTACCAGATTCGTCATATCCAGCAAATTTTTCATCAAATTCAAGATACTTAGTCTTGCCAGTACTCTGTATCAACCCATGTCCTCTATAAGTATATCCTTCTGGGGTACCTTTGTTACCATCTAGTGCCGGTGATATTTTTCCAACCGTGTTTCCATTTTTTGCACCATAAATAACATCTGCCCATCCACCTAATTTAGATGAACCTTTTGATGCAAGCTCATTGGCTCGTCTACGACTACCACCAATACTTTTAAAAAAATTATCGAATATGTTTTGTGATGTATATCCCATTCCTTCTGATTTGGGGAAGAGACCGGATTCCGCCATACACTGACCCATAAAATTAGCAAGTCGTTCTGGTGTGTTTATATTATACGGGGCATTGACTATAATAGGGAGAGCATCTACAAAATAAGATGGTGTGTGTTTATCAAATCGAAGTATATTTGTTGCCTTTTGCAAAAAACTTTTTGTTTCTTGTGGTGTTTTAATGGCATTAATTTTATTTTTTTGATCTTGTGTCAATTGAGTTGATGTTTTGCCTCCGGCAGGAGAACTTGTACCTTTTTCTTTTGAGATAGATTTTTCTATCTCTGGGGTTTTATATTCTTTTCCTCTATTATTGGAATTATTTTTTCCAGAAGATTTTTGTGGTGGTGTTGCAGCAACTAGTTCTTCTTCTGGAATAGTAAGATCATC